TTGCCGTTGTAGCTGGTTAGGCTGACGTTGCCTTTTTTGCCGCCTAAGTCGACTTCGTATTTATCGGCGGCGACTTGGATTAGGTCACTGATGTCGGCCAGTGCGCGGCGCTTAAATTTCATTAAACGAAGGCTGATCTCACGCGCTTCTGCGGCAAGGTCATTGACGACGCTGTCACGCAGTTTGTCTTGCTCGCGCACTTGGGCTTCGGGCACTAGGTGGCCTTGGCTGTTTTGCATAAAGCCTTCGGGGATTTGGTTTGTGCTCATCAGTGCATTACCTCCGGTTGTTTGTTTTTCGCGTCTGCGGCGATTTCTTCTTCTGCCGCTTGTACTACGTGCGGCATTAGATGCTTTAGGGCTTCGGCAATGACCTGCGCGCGCAGACTTAAGTCTTTATCTTTTGATTTCCGTGCAACGCACATGACGGCGATGCTTCCGTCGCCCATGCGACGAAATGTGATGCTGATTTCTGGATGTGTTTGCATGGTTATTTTTCGCCTCGGGTGCTACGCACGTTTGTGAGGTTTTCACGACAGCGTCTTATGCTGCGCTTGCCGAATTTAATTTGGTTAGCACAGGCGCTTGGCTGGCTAGTTTGTGCAATACGCACCGGGCCACATTTTGGGCAGGTGCCAATCCATACGGGTTTTGCTGCTGTCATGGTGGTTGTCCTTTGTTTGTCTGCTCTTGGTTTTTCTGTTTGGCGGCCTTGGTGATGCTGACGACTACGCCTTGCCGCGCTGGCCTGCGGGTTTGGCGTCGGGCTTTGGCCGTGCGATCGCGAGCTGTGCAACGGCTCCAAATAGGCTGTGTTCGGGTTCGGGTTTGTCTTCGTTGCTGTTGTGTTTTGTACCGGCTGTTGCTTTAGGTGCTGGGCGCGTCAGTGTTCGCGTTGTCATGACGATGAGGCATTGCAGCAGGCAGACGGCGGCCATTTGCATGAGTAGCGGCAGCCAAACGGCCAGCGTTGCAGGCGCTGGTGTGCGCTGTTCGTTTTGCAGGCTGGCGAGGTTGGCACGGGCGGCAGTGAGCTGCTGTTCGGTGCTAACGATCAGGCTGTGCCAGCCGCTTCGGTATTCGCTGTTGCTGAGGTACTGATCTAGCGAGGCTTCGAGAGTAGCGATGCGGGCCTCTGTTGCTGCTGTGCGCTGGGGCAAGGTGTCAGCGGCTTGGGTGCTGCTGCGTTGTTGCTCTAGCACTGGGGCTGCAAGGTCGGCCAGCGGTGCAATTAATGCCAGTGTGGTGGCGATGATGGCCATGCCGGTGGTGATGGCTCCACGGCGTGACCAGAGCCATACGGCTCCGGCTTCGATCGCGATGGCCCAAAGCCAGCCGTTGGCTGCATCGTGTTGTGTCCACCAGGTGATTGCGTGGCTTTGCATTAATACGATCGCGGCGATCAGGATCAGGACTGCGGGTAGTTTGCGGATCATGCTGCCACCTCATTACTGTTGGGTTTGTTGTATTCGATGACGCAGCCGCAGAGCACTGCTCGGACGGTTGTGCCGTCGGCTCTGCGCACGCTGCTGAGCGGCATGGCGTTCACCGTTTCTGGGATTGGGTCGGTGATGATGGTCGGCTGGCCGTTGTTGGTGGCGATGTCGTGCATGGCGACGTCGGCATCCATGAGCACTTGCATGGCGTTGTGGATTTGGCTGATGGTGCATGCCATGCGGTAGTTTTTTTGCGTTGCGATGGTTGGCATTTCAGGCCTCCTTGTGTTCGCATTTTTGGCATGCTTTAAACAGCTGCACGCGGGTCGGGTTGACCGAGCTGGCTTTTTGCTTTTGGTTGGCAATGCAGCGGTGTGTTTCTAACTCTCCGAGCACTGGGCAGTTAACGGTCGCGCCCATGTATGCACCACGCACGGCGCGTTCGAGTTTGGCGAGGTCGCCGGGGTAAACTCGTTTTAATGCCTGGTTAATCATGGTTGGCGAGACGTTTAATGTTTGGGCGACGGCGCGCTGGCTGCTGTCTGCACATTGCTGTGCGAGTACGTCTAACCAAAGCGGCTGATCTGTTGCTATGAGTGCGGCGTTCATACGTTGGCCCTCCGTGTGAAGTCGCTTTTGCCTCGGCTTCGCGGATGACGCGTGTGCTTTAGGGGTTCGTCTACACGACCGGTTGTTGCTTTTGGTTGGCGGCGCTCTGCAAGGTCGTGTTGCGTGCGCAGGTCGTAGTGCTCGCGGTAGCTTTGTGGGCTGCGGATGAACTGTTCTAAGTTGATGCCTGCGCGCGCTAGGTTTAGGCGCATAAATTCGTCGGCCAGCACTTCGAGTTGGGCGTCCGGGATCATTAGTGTCATAGCTCTACCTCGACTGGTTTGATGTAGACGATTTCGCGGTTGTTTTGGTCGTAGACTGTGTCCACTTTTGTGACGATTGGCGCTTGCGGGCCGGTGTAGCGAGAAGTCAGCGCGGTATAGCGCCCACGTTTTAGGCGTAGGTATCCGGCACGGCGTAGGTGTTCGCAGTATTCACGCGTTGAGTCTTTGCTGGGTTGCACTGTGTCTGTGCTGGCGGCGGCTTGCAGCTCGGCAAGGTTGAAGGTGCCGAGTATTTTCATTGTGCGCCAGAGCGATTCATTGACTGCGCCGTTCAGGCTGAGACTTCCGTCAGCTTTTAAGCGCGGGGCTGTGTTGCCGATGTCTTTGATCAGTTTGTAGATGTAGAGGTAGTTGCCTTCGGTGGTGCGTTTGCGGCCCACTGAGACGACAAAGCCGCCGCGCGTTAATCGCTGGATGTAGCTTTTGATGGTGTCTGCGTTGACGTTGTCGCCGAACTCTTTTGATAGTTCAAAGATCACGTCTTGGCGGGTGAATTCGCCCAATTTTCGGATGACTGCCCACGCGCTTTGGTAGCCCGCTTTGTGATGTAGCTCTAGTACGCTTGGCATTACAGTGCCCCCCTGCCGCGTGGGGCTTGGCCGGTGAACATTGGCGTGTCGTAATTCGCTAGGGTGACGGTGTCGGTGCCGTGGTTACGAGCAAACGCGAGTATGCGGGCAAGATTTACGCAGATCCGGCGGGTGACGCCTTTGGTGGCTGCGTGTAGATTTTTCAGCAGCTGGTCATCAATATTGATGCCGGGGGCGTAGATCCGGGCCAGTTCGTTTACGTCATCAATGGCGCATGGCTGGGCCGGTGTCCATTCCAATATACGGTTGTGGATTTTTTCAAACGCGGCGAGTTTGGCTGGCAGTTTTTCTTCGCCGATTAATAGGATGGGTGCCTGACTTCCTTCGTACAAATCCATGACCATGTAGATTTTATTTTTGTCGGCGAGTTGGTCGGCTTCGTCGATGATCAGCGGACGATCAGATAGCATGAGTTCTTCGCTGACTTGCTCGGTTAACCCGGCGATTGTTTTCGCTGGGTTTAGGCCCATGTCTTTTGCGATCGCTTCTAGGAATGCTTTGCGCGTCCATGTGCTTTTGCACTGCACATAAAAGGCGCGGTGTTTGTTGGCGACGTATGATGCGCTGAATGATTTCCCCAATCCTGAAAAGCCGTAGAAGCAGACGATGCCCGGCAGGCCGTGTGCTCGTTCCATCGCTCTGACCAGTGTCTGGTTACACAGGGCGACATTGGTGATTCCTGCAATGCTTGTTTGTGTCATAATCGTTTCCGCTTGTTTTATTTTCCGTCAGTTACAGCTGGCGGTTTTTTTATTGGCCGGTTGCCCCGGTTCGCATTTCTATTAGCAATTTCCCGGACTGCCACGCGGCAGATCCGTAGAAGTTGCGTGCCCACTTTGTTTCTTCTTCTGTTGCTGTTCCGTTCTCCATTTTTAAGTTGATGTCTGCCCAGAATTGATAGCGCTCGGCCATCCCTGTGGGCGCGTTTAACCCCCGGTTAAATTCCGCTTTAACTACGTTGGCTTTTTGCTCAGCGGGTGCTGATGTTTTTGTGCCTGCGCTGATGCTTTGCAGCTCTTTGGCTGCGGCGGCTTTGTCGAACCATGCTGGTAGGTTGTTTTGTGGTTTTTGGGTCTCGGCTGCTGCTATGAGGCCCGTACTTGTGTGCTCAATGCTTGGGCGTGGAAATGCACGCACTTTGTTAGTGCTTTCTTGGTCGGCACGATGGCTAAGAATTTGTTGCGCTACGTCACGCTTAGTGACTTGCGCTGCTGCTGATTTGAGTCGGCGGCGCTCTTCTTGTGCGGCGTCTTTTTGGATTTGTTTGGCACGCTCTGCAACGTCTTGTCGGCTAACACCTGTGATGCTTGGATCTTCTGCGGTGCAGAGGTATTCGCCATCGGTTGTGTAGACGTATATGCGGCCTATATCTGCCTCGTCATAAAAGACGTTCACTTGCTGGCCTGAGTGCGCGGCAAGCTCGGCATGAATGTAGGTGCCGCCGTTCAGTTTGATGCCGACTTTCGTTATTGTGCGGGTGCCGCCCGGTTCACTTAGCAGGACATCTAGTGTGCGTTCATTGCTGATGGTGCGAATGCTGCCTGCGTACTGAGCCACCATTTGATTGGGTGAGCAGCCGAGCTGACTGTGGTCGCGGACGTGGTATTCGTGTTGAAGCCAATCATTGCAAAAGGTTTGTAATTCGTCGGAGGTCATTCCAACTTCGATAACTTGGTCTTTTTTAAATAAACGATCGCTGAATGATTTTCGCGATTCGATGGCTTGGCGCTCGGTAACGTTGTGCCCGATATATCCCGGTAATAGTTCGGCTATATCGTGCGAAAAGGTTTTGAATACACGTTCAATATGCGGCTTTTTCCATCCCTGAAAAGGTGGGCAAAATTCCTGCTGTATATCTAATGCCCGGAATACGTGTTGTATATATTTGGATTTATAATCTGAACCGTTATCTGTTTTGGCATTCTCTGGTACGCCCCATGTTAATAATGCGGTGCGTATTACTTTTGCGACGCCTTTGCTGTCTGATGTTGGATGCACAATAAATATGGTGCGGCGGCTATATATGTCGATAACGCCTAATATTGAATAGCGGCCATCTTTGAGCATTAAATCTGCTGGGGTCGAGTCAAATTCCCATTGTTGATTTAGGGCGATGACGTGTTCGGATGCTGATCCCATTGCCATCATGTATTTGTTTTTCCACGCGTCTGGATTAGTGACGGCGGTGAACACTTGGCGGTTGGTGTTTTTCCATGCGGCCATCCATTCTGCTAGGCGGCGTTCTGATGGTAGGTCTGTGTCGGTACCGGCGAACTCTGCGGCGATCGCTTTGATTAATGTCGTCGCTTTGATGTGCGGGTGTGCGACCATGACGGCCTCGGGTATCTATTAGGCCGCTAAGGCCCTGTTCGCGCTGTGCCTTTTGCCAGTTATAAACAGTGGCACGGCTGAATTGCTGCAGTTGTGCGCGAACGTCGGCTGGTGCGGCAATTTCGCCAGCGTTCCAGATGATGACGAACTCAGCTACCGCTTTCCCTTTGCTTAAACCACTGGCCTGATGAAAGGCGTCTAGTTCTGCGAGTACGCAAACGATGGCGTCTACTTTGGCGCGTTCGTGTGAGCGAAGGCGTTGGTAGTTGCTTAGGTCGTCGCTTTTGTCGGCGACGGGTTTGGCTGGTGCGGCGGCAGCGGCTTTTTTTCCGGCGCTAATTTGCAGCGCTCGTTGCGATTCAGCAGACAGGCTGGCGCTGTTGTATTCAACACCTTTGCCACTGGTGCGCGGGCGGTTTTCCCAGCTCTCTGTGGTGGCTTTTTTACGAATGCCGCGCTCACTATTTGGCAAGCCATGCACGCCAGCGAGTTCGGCTGCGGTGTACCAGCTCATTCATCTTCTCCAAATAGTTCAAGCTCCGGCTCTGCGTATTGCTCTACGCGGTGGCGGTGGCTTGCGACATCGGTCATCAGCTTTGTGAGCTGCGCCAAGGTTTCATCTGGGCTAGAGCCGTCTCGGTAAAATCGGGCAAGCGTGGATACTGCGGTCGTAAATGATTCTTGCAGGGCCAAGATGTCTTCAGAGGCTGAGGCTTTCGCTTTGGGCATATCGCACACGAGCTTGTGTGCTGA